TGGAAGGGAAGCGCCACTCGGCGCTCGGTCATGTTGAGGTAGCGCTGGCCGTCCGTCGTCAACGTCGTCATGGCGCGAGCATGATGCGGAAGAGGTGGATCTGCTCGTCGTCACCTCTGAGGCTCATGGCGTGAACGAGCACGCCGCGCATTCTCAGAATGCTCACGAGCCGAGCGCTGTCAGCGAGAAGGTCTTGCGCCTCAGCCAAGAGGAGCTCGGTTTCGGCCTCGGTCTGATCGACCCCGACCTTCGTCGCGATGTCGTTGTTCTCCGAGGTGTGCATCCCCGCATGGTTCGTCACGCGGTCCACTCGACGCGCGCCGTCTTGCCGAAGCGGAGCTCGACCTCGCGCGAGAGGCGCTGGTAGAGGTCGGCGCCGGCGCTCGAGCGGTGGTCGGTGGTCTCGATCTCGACGGCGTACTTGAAGATCCGCGACGCCGGAGGCCTCGGCTCCCGCTCGCTGAGCCCCTCGTCCCCGCCGAGCTCGATCCGCTGCGCCGGCTCGAAGCGATGCACGGCGCGCTGACCCTCGCGGTATCGGCGCTGATGCTCGAACCACTCGTGCTCGTTCACTGCAGGTGCTTTCTGGCTCGGCTCTCGAAGAGGCGCTTGTCGAACTTGTCGATGACGGGAGGCTCGGTCATCTCGACCTTCGACGCCTTCGCCTCGACGTAGGTGTCGCGCCGCCGTGCGAGCTCCAGAACCTCGTTCAGAGCGCCGACGGTGGAGTTGTACCCGTCGTGGAGGAGCGACCGAGGTCCGTCCCAAGAGGCTCCCTGTTCGTCCACATAGGCCCGTGAGACGAGGACCCCTCCCCCGGTGCCAACTACCGCATATCCCTTCGTAGCGGCGAGCACAGCGTGATCAAGCCACCCAGGACCAAATCGAGAGTTCGCCGAGCCGACGAAGATCCACGGCGTGTCGTTGCGAGTAGACGCGAGGCCGGTCGAAGCACGGAGCGACTCCTGCAGCTCTTGGGGAGCTTCGTCCCACCGCCGGAGTCCGTCCCAGAGAACCTGGACGGGCTCGGTCGCGGGCGGCGCGACTTGCTGGTCCCAGAAGATGTCCTCGGAGACCCACACGTTCTTCATGTGGGTCGTCTTGATGCCCGTGTGAACGTAGATCGGGAAGCCGAGCGCGTTGGCGCGGATGCAGAACGAGATGTCCTCGCCGAGGTATACCCCGTCGTCCCCGCGGATCTTCTCGTACCACGTCTCGCCGTACTCGGCGCGCATCTTCTCGAAGACGATGCGATGCACCATGACGAACGCCGCGCCGGTCCCCGCGACCTTGACGAGGGTGTCCGGCGGGTACCAGTCCCGCGCGGTGAAGGTCGGCTTCTCGTCGTCCTCGTTGAGGAGGACCCAATCGAGCAACGTCGGCCGCGCGTACGTGAGGTGGCCGCCGTATCCGTCCTGCGCGTACTCCCGCTGCGTGAAGCAGAGGCCGCCGACGATGGGACGCTCGACCGGGTCGATGAGCTGCGCGAGCCGCTCGACGGAGTCCGGCTTGTAGCCCATGTCGGTGTCGGTCCACATGAGCAGCGGGACCTCTTGTCCTTCGAGACCCTTCGCCTCGAGGAACTGTCGGACGGTCCGGTTGCGCGCCTCCGGGAGCCCGTCGGTCCCGCAACGCATGTTGATGTAGCCGCCTCGCAGGAGGCGCTGCGACCCTGCGAGGTCGTAGGCGATCATGTTCATGCGCGACTCGCCCCACGAGGCGGCGTAGTCGTTCGCATGGACGTACGCCATGCAGACTGCGTCTGGCTCCTTGCCCCCGGAGACCATCCGCTACTCGCCGTCAGGCTTCGGCTTGGCCTTCGCCTTCGCGGCCTTCGCCGCTTCGGCTTCCGCTCGAGCGGCTGCGTCCGGGTCACGGACGGCGTGCTCGAGGAGGTCGTCGGTGAACCAGTCAGGATGCGCCTTGACGGTCGGGTGCGTGGCTTCGTAGAGCTCGCCCTTGCGGACGAACCCCGCTTCGCCATGCGCCGCCGAGAAGAGCGCGACAACAACGTCGGCCATGAGGCCCCTTTCAAGAGGATCGGCGGGAGTCGCGGGTGCGACGAGGAGCGACTGGAGACCTCCCCGCGACTCCCCACCGATCGAGCGTGCCGCCTAAGCGGCGTGGATCAGGTGTTGCAGAGGACCTGGAACCCGGAGAGGTTCGAGACCCCGCCGCCGATCCGTGCGTGCGCGAACCAGCCGCGCTGTCCGGTCGGACGGTTGTTCGTCACGTCGAACAGGTGCGGGACGAGCTCGATGCTCATGCCGGCCCTGCGCGGGATGACGTAGTTGGAGAAGTCGCCGACCACGAGGATCGAGGCCGTCGAGGTGGTCCCGGTGAAGTCCGGCATGTAGCTGTTCTCGTAGACCTGCTTCGAGAAGAGCACCTCGACCGCGCCGGCCGCCAGGGTGACGGTCGCTGCGTGGAAGAGGTTGGCCGTGCCGAACTGCCGGATCTTGTTCATGACGCCGACCGACATCATCCAGGACGCGCGGCCGCGGTACTTCTGGCCGAGCGCCTTCCAGACCTTGTAGAGGTCCGGGTCGCCGAACGCGCCGTCGGTGGTGACGGTCGTCTCGGTGCTGGTCTGCGCGGTGAGCGCCGTGAGGATCCCGGTGGGCTCGTTCGTGCCGCTGCCGTTGGTGAACTTCGACAGGAGCAGGTCGTCGTAGCCCGCCGCGAGGAGCGTCCCCATCTCCGCTTGGAAGCCAGGCCAGTCCTGACCGACCTCGATGGAGTAGGGGATGAAGCCTCGTGCCGAGTTCACGGAGATCGACGGCTGCGCGAGGGTGATGCTGTCGTCGGAGACGGCAGCGGCCTCGGCGTCGAAGCTCCACGTCACGCCGGCCGCGCTGACGCCCTTCCAGGCGTTCGTCGGGACGTCGATGACGCGGCAGAGCCGCATGAACGGGTTGTCGGCCTCCTGGTCGGTGAGGATCACCGAGGGGTCGATGAACACGGGGATCGCGTAACCGCCTCCCGTCGTGGAACCCTCGGACTGCGCGCGGTACTCGTTGTACCGGAGCAGCGCCTCGGTCTCCTCGCCGGTGAAGATCGGCTGCGCGTCCCGCATGAGCTTGTGCCATGCGGAGCGGTAGTGCGGGGTCTCGGTGACGATGGTCCGGCGAGCCGTGTCGGTGTTCCGACGGATCGACTTCTCCATCTCGTCGAGCTGGCGGGTGTTCAGGTTCGAGGACTGGTCCTTGTCGTCGAGGATGCGGAGCGCCGCGTCGCGGGCTGCCTTCTCGTCGAGGGTGCGGACGTCCTTCCCCCAGAACTCCTCGACGCCCTTGCGGACCTCGGGGAGCCCGTAGATCTCGCGGTACGTCTGCTTCTGGATCTCCTGGACCCGGACCGCGCGCTCCTCGAGCTTGCGGTACTCGGTGGCGATGACGTCCCGCTCGGCGTTGAGATCGCGCCAGGCGTTCTCTTCGTCCTCGGTCAGCACGTCCTTGTTCGCGAGGGACACGATCTGCGTGTCCAACGCGTCCATCTGGGTACGCAGCTCCACGATGCGGGTCTTCCGCACCTCGGCCTGCGGGTCGTACTCAGGCATCTTCGTCCTTCTTCTTGATGTTGAGGCGCTCGAGTTGGAGAAACCGAGCGCGCTTCATGCGCTGTTCGCGGGTAGTCGGCTCGGCCGACTCTTCGACGAGTCCTTCGGGAGTGCCAGCCTCGGCGGGTCCCTCTGGAGTGTCGGGGTCTTGCGATCGGGTCTCGGCCCCGCCGCGGCTCTCGTAGGAGCGGATCGCGTCGACGATCTGCCGGCCGAGCTCCGCTGGCTCGGGACCGGCGAAGAGCCGAGCGCGGGTCTCGGGGTCGAGCCCCTCGATCGCCGCGACGACGCGGGCCGCGAAGTCGTCGTTGCCCTCGACGGCGTCGGCGAGCTCCGGGTCGGCACCGAGCGCCGCGAGCGCGGAGCGCATCATGGCGCTCGTCTCTGCGTACGCCTCGCCGAGGACCGGACCGAGCTCGTAGAGCTTCGCCTCGTGGACGGTGCGGAGCTTGACGCCATCCGCCTCGTTCGACCACGAGACCTTGTCCTTCGGCGACTCGAAGGCGATGCTCATGCCGGAGATGGCGCCGTTGTTGATGCCGTCGCGCACCGGAGCCGTGATCCAGGAGTCCGTCATGCGCGCTTGGACGAAGAGTCCCTTCGAGTCCTCGCGCAGCGTCTCGATCCGGCCGAGCGGATACTGGCCGATGAGAGGGTGCCGTCCGTGCTGGTACATGAGGAACGGCGTGCGGGCTCCGATGGAGCGGGTGAACGCTCCCGGCTTGATGACCTCGTCGTACTCGCCGAGGTGGTCGACGATGTGCGCTCGGCTGTTGAAGACCGCGGCGTAGCCCTCCAAGGTCAGTCCGTCGGAGTGCTCGGACCGGACGATCGGCTCGGCGATGGCGCGGTGGACGATTGCGTCGCTCATGCGAGAAACCCTTTGTTTATAGGGGTAAATGGAACCTGGAAACCAGGGTTGACACCGTGGAAAGGAAGGTTTACAATGCCCCTATGACCACCGAGAAGGAGACCCCGATGCACTCAGTCCAGACAGGCGACGTCTTCGCAGCGAGCTGGGGATACGACCAGACGAACGTCGACTTCTACGAGGTCGTCTCGACCACGGCGAAGAGCGTGCGGATCCGCAAGATCGGTCAGACGACCGTCGAGGACCACGGCTACTCGGTGCGGGTGCTCCCCGAGCGTGGCAACTTCCTCGGCGAGTCGGTCACCCGCCGGGTGCGCGAGACGGAGTACGGCACCTACATCAACATCAACTCGTACAAGACCGCGTCGCTTCACGACGGTCGGTCGATGCACGCCACCGGCTACGGCTTCGGACACTGAGCAGCGAGGGGAACGCCGCTTGCGGCGCTCCCTCCGGCGCTTAGGACCGGAACGACTGAAGGAGCAACCATGACCGCAGCATTCACCCGAGGCCAGTGGGAAGTCGACTCTCTCCGCTCGTCCCTCGTCCGAGTCCAAGAGTCGCTCGCGCAGGACGCCAAGAGCATCGGCGATTTCATCGCCGCTCTCGATGAGGCGAAGGTCGAGGACCTCGTCGGATCGAACATCGCAGCGAACGTCACGCGAGTCCTCATCTCGACGCTCAACACGTCCGGCCACATCTCGGCAATCGAGTCGGCGATCGGCTCGGCCGCTCGCCTCGCAGCGATTCCGGAGGACGCAGAATGAGCACGCACAGAGTCCGCTGGTTCGGGGTCGACCCGAGCGTCCCGTTCGGCCACCCCGAGCACCTCGTCCCGCGCAACCGTCACATGAACGGACGCGATTGGGGTTGGGATGTCAAGTGCTCCTGCGGGTGGGAGAGCCGTACGGGTGGAGCGATCGAGGCTCGCGTGCGCGAGGCGGTCGAAGACCACAAGTCGATGGCCGACTAGCGCCCTCAGAATCCCCGTCCCGAAGACCCCGTCGCCGATGGTGGCGGGGTCTTCACGTTGGCCTGTACTTGGACGCTCGGGAGTCCCGTGTGCTTCAGCAGGGACCAGTCGTTCGCCATGAGCGCGGCGACGATGCTGTCCGGCTCGAAGCCAGCCATCGTCCCGGCCGCGATGGTCGACATCTCGGCCTGCTGCGTCGCGGCGGTCTCGGCCGCGTCGTCGCGGAGGAAGGGGATGTCCCGGTCGTCGTACCAGAGCCGCGAGCCGCTCGGCACCGCGATCACCGAGGAGAGCGCCGAGGCGAAGGCGCGCCAGAGCGGCCGGAGCGTCCCGTCGGCGAAGAGCCTCCGGGCTTGGTTGAAGTTCGAGTAGGTCGAAGCGTCGAGGCCGGGGATGAGCCCGGCGATGATCGGCGGAACCCCGGCGCACGCGGCGACGCGCGCCTCGCCGGAGTCGGTGATCGCCTTGAGCGCCAGATTCTCGAAGGTCTGCCCGACGGTCTTGACGTCCGCGCCTCCCCCGAGGAGGAGCGTCTTCCCGGCGTTCTCCGGGCCCGTGTAGTTCTCCCGGAAGTAGTGCGTGAAGTACTCGAACTCGTCCTTCTCGACTTGCGGGTCGAAGCTCACGACGTAGCCGAGGTTCGCTCCCTGTCCGAGCGCGGCCTGCTTGTGGTTCGTGATGAGGTTGTCCGTCGTGACGTCCGGCAGGCACGCGGAGAGCCACGACTGGCCGAGGAAGCGGTTGCACGGGTCCGGGTACGGCTTGTGGTGGACGATCTCGTCCGGGAGCTTGAAGACCGGCCGCTGCGGGTCCTTCGTGTAGACGTAGAGCGCGATCTTCTCGCCGACCATGTCGGGAGTGATCATCTGGCCGTAGACGGCCTGCGTGAGGATGCGGACGTACTGCGGCTCCCAGCGGTAGAGCGCGTCGCCCTCGCGGACCCAGTACGAGTTCCCGTGCTCGGTGACGTCGAGGTCGGCTTGCGCGATGAGCTCGCCCGTCGTCGCGCCAGGCCACGGCTGCTCGAGGATCTGCACGTCCGGCGTGCTGAAGAGCTCGGCGGGACGACCCTTCCGCAGCGCTTGGAAGAGGAAGCGCGCCTCGGAGAGGAGCAGGCTGCGCGTCGCGGCGCACGCGAAGACGACGGAGTTCCCGCCGCTCGAGCCGGCCGCGAGCTTGAACGCCTGGTGAAGCTGGCCGTTGTAGGTGAACTGCGCGCCCGGCTTGAACATCCGCTGCCAGTCGAGCATCGAGATCGGCGCGGTCGTGTTCGAGGCGCGGAAGGCCCGGTCGAAGAGCCTCACGGCTTGCCGTCATCGACGAAGAGTCCGAGGTAGAGCAGGACAGCGCCGAGCGCGATGAGCGCCGCGGGGATGTAGACGAGAGCGATGCCGGCGACGAGAGCAAGGAGCCCGAGCGCCGTCATGAGCTTGAAGATCATTCGAGGCTCCTAGACCATCGCGGCAAGCGGGCTTCGCTTGCGCGGTCGCTGCGTCGTCGCGCGATCGTGAGCGATGATCGCTGCGATTCCGAGGTCGATCTTGCGCCCCGAGTCTTTCGATTCCTTCGTCGGCCGAGCTCCGAGCCGGTCGACCTTGAGGACCATGTTCTCCATGTGCCGAGCGAGCCGCGGGTCCCCGTCGTGGGAGAGTCCGTCGTCCCGCACGGCGTCGTAGAAGTCCTGCCAGGCCGGCACCATTCGAGCGGGGCTCGACGTCGGCCAGTCGGCGACGCGCACCTCGCCGAGCTCGAGGCGAAGGCGAGCGAGCGTGTCCTGCCAGCGGTAGGGGTCGGCGGCCATCTCGACGACGTTCCGGGTGCGGAAGGTCTCCAGGATGGCGGCCTCGACGTCGGGGATCGGCACCCGGAAGTCCGGGTCGCCCTGCTTCTCCCACGCGTCGATCACGAAGAGGTGCGGCTTGGTATCCACGGTGCAGCCGACGAGCGCCGTGGAGTCGCTGAGGTACGAACCGTCGAAGCCGAGGACGATCGGCTCGTCGTCGGCGACGTGGCGGTCCAGGACGCGCTTCTCCCACGCGCCGTGAGGGAGCGCCGGGTTCTTCCCGGTGACCCAGATGTTGAGCCGCTTGATCTTGAAGTCGACCTCGGAGAGCTTGTTGAGGACGGCGCGCATGTCGTCCAAGTAGAGGAAGTCGCCGAGCGCCGGGTTCGCGGCGTGCCAGACCTTCTCGTCGCGGTGGTCCGCGTCGGCCGGCGTCTCGTAGATCCGGCAGCCGAACATCGGGTCCTTCACCTCGCCGGAGAGGACCTTCTTGCAGTACTGGTACTGCTGGTAGCCGATCGAGTCGTTGCCGAGGTTGTCGGTGCGGGCTCCGAAGGTGGAGATGGCGAGGACGAGCGGCTGCGCTCGAGTACCGGAACCCTGGTTCATGACGTTCCAGAGCTCGGCGTTCGGTTGCGCGTGGAGCTCGTCGAAGATCACCAAGGACGGGTTGAGACCTTCCTTCGTGAAGGCTTCCGAGGAGAGCGCCCGGTAGACCGAGCCCGTCGCCGGGTACTCGATCACGTCGCGGTAGACGTTGAGGATCGCCGAGAGCTCCGGGCTCATCTCGACGGACGCGCGGACTTCCTTGAAGACGATCTTCGCCTGGTCCTTATCCGCGGCTGCCGAGTAGACCTCGGCGCCCTTCTCATCGAAGAGACCGAAGAGCGCCATGCCGGCGCCGAGGAGACTCTTCGAGTTCTTGCGCGGGATCCAGAGCTCGTAGGTGCGGTAGCAGCGCTTCCCCCGCTTCTTGCGGAGGATGTCGCAGATCAGGTCGCCTTGCCAGTGTCGGAGCCGCACGAGCTCGCCGCGTTGCGCGCCCTTCGTGTGGCGGATGGCTTGCTCGATGAACTCGCAGGCGACGAGCCCGTCGGTGCGCGCCTCCGTCCAACCTTCAGCGGCCCACAGTCTTGCGGGCGATGATCTCTTCGAGCTTGCTGGCAACCTTCACCTCGGCGAGTCCCATTCGAGCGCGGTCGGTTGGCGTGAAGCCCAGCGCGGAGAGGCCGCTCATGATCTGCGCCTCGAGGTTCCGCAGCGCGCGCCGGTCTCGTGCGTCACCATCGCGGAGCACCTGGACTCGGAGCGCGTCGCGCTCGTCGATGGCTTCGCAGAGCAACTGGACGAAGTCGATGTCGGAGTCGGGGGAGAGCCAGTGGATCGCTCGTCCCCAGATGCGCTCCCACGTCTGGAGTCCCGCGGGTCCGAGCTCACGTAAGGGAGCCGGAGGTGCGGCGGCCGCCGGGAGGACGGTGACGTTGTCCGGGAGCGGCCGCTTGCCCGGATTACCGAGCCTGCGCTTCTCCTCGACGGGCTTCGGCGGTCTCCCTCGTGGTGCCATCTCGTGCCCCTTGGAAAGTGTGGTTGACATTGTCGCAGGGTCTCTGTATTGTGCATCTCGACAGATATCGAGCGAACCGAAGGAGCCGCACCATGAGCAAGGTAGTCACCAACTTCACCCCGCAGACCTGCCGAGAGGTCGCGCACGATCTCGAGGTAGCTCTCGCCGACTTCGCTGCGGAGCGCGGACTCACCATCAAGATCGGTGGCGGGAAGTACGACCCGAGCCGCGGCGAGTTCTCGCCGAAGGTCACGCTGACGATGCCGGAGAAGGCGCAGGGACGCGTCGCCTCCGACCTTCGACTCCTCGGCATCGAGGCCGAGTACGGCACCGAGTTCACCTCGAACGGTCGCCGCTTCAAGATCACCGGCGTCAACTTCAAGGCGCGGAAGTTCCCGGTCACCGCGGACGCGGTCGATGACGGTCGCGGGTACAAGTTCCCCGAGATCGCCGTGAAGATCGCGCTCGGCCAGCACGCCTGAGAGAGAGACGAGAAGGCTCGCCTCGGCGGGTCCTTCTCGCCTACCGCTCGGGTAGGACGACTGAAGGAGGAAGCATGATCTACGGAGACTTCTCGGACTACATGGAGGAGGCGAGGAAGCGAGGCGCCGAGCGCGGCACCATCGCTGGCTCGTGGGTCGTCAACGGGAACACCTCGGACGAGGTCGCTCGCACCATCGCCATCGCGATCGACGAGGGGACCTTCTGGGAGAACTGGTCGGTCGAGGAGCCGCTCTCGGGTGAGTACCCCGACAGCGAGACCGCGACGACCCTCTACGAGGCGATCGTCGGCGAGCCGCTGACGGGTCCGGCGAGCGCACTCTGCGACGCCTTCGCGGACGCGTAGCGGAGCCGGAACGCGCCTTTTGACCGAAGCCGACATATCACCACGAACCGCGGATTTTCGCGGCCGTGTTCGAACGCC